CACTGGAGAGGCCGCGGAGTACCTCCGGTATCGCGGCCGTCACAAGCTGCGCTCGCTCTATCGATTCCTGGCGAAGCATGGGGTCAGGACGTCGCGGCGGAACCGGACGATCTTGATTGCCCGCCGGGATCTCGACGCGGCGATCGGAGCGACGGGGAAGCGGTGAACTCATGCCCGACAGTCTGCGCAACCTCGACGTGGAAACGGAAGGAAACGGATCAGATGTCCGTTTCCATGTCTCCAAGGTGGACGCCGTCCGATGTCTCCAGGCCGCCATCGAATCATTCCTGGCCGCGCGTGGGCTCTCGCGCGATCAGCTCGCGGAAGACATCTGCGGGATGTCAAAGGGCTACTTCTCAAAAGTCAGCAACGGCGAGCAGGGCGATTTCTTCGGCCTTGTCTACGGCAAGTTGCCTGGGGAAATTCGGCAGGACTTCATCGAGCGGTTGGCCGAGCTGGAATCGCTCGATCCGTTCGCGCTTGCGGTGGAACAGCTGATGGTGGCGGCTGTCCGGATGATCCGGCTGGGGCGAACCCGCCAACTGCCGGCACGTGCAGCCCGGATGGCGCAGGCGGCACTCGAATCCAAGAAGGCGAGGACGGCGTGATTGACACTGCGGCGTTCGCCGGCTGGTTCATCACCATCGTGGCGGCGATCCTGGCGCTCTGCGGCATCGGCTATTGCTGGAGCTGCGTGCGGGCCGACGAGCGCCAGGACGACGAGATCGTGGAACGGAAACGGTTCGATCTGATTGTGCGGTGGCCCCGATGAACATCTTTGCTGTGGGTGCCGACTACCAACGCCGCGTGCGGGCCTGCCAGATCCCCGAGCACGCGGACGCGCTCCGCATCGAGATCGGTGATGCGATCGAGCTCCTGCGTTCGATCGCGGGGGAAGCCTTGCAACGCAGCCATGTCCTGCGACACGGCGGTGATGCCGCCTATCAGCAGGCGCTGAAGACGGCGAGCGATCCACAGGCCGTCTGGCCGCCCGTGATCCGCATTTCGAGTCAGGAGCGGCTGTGATCTTCCATTACGTCCGCATCGATGAACCGGGATGGAACGGCCGGATCGCGCGTGCGGCGTGCGGGCGGATTGTGAACCCGCACAAGGAGCACGCGGCGAATCCCGATTGCCCGAAGTGTCAAGCGTGGCTGCGTCGATTTGAAGCGATGAATCTTGGACAGGATGACGCGCCCACCGTGGCGCCGGGAGTGGACCGATGAATACCTCTGAACACATCAACGAAATCGCGACGGCGTTGGCCAGGGCGCAAGGGGAAATGGGCGGTGCGCTGAAAGACTCGGCGAACCCGTTTTTCAAGTCCAAGTATGCCGATCTGGCGAGCGTCTGGGATGCGTGCCGCGGCCCGTTGTCGAAAAATGGCCTCGCCATCGTGCAGTCCCCGAGCGCGGATGGCACGCGCGTCACCGTCGACACGCTGCTGACGCATGTCAGCGGGCAGTGGATGCGCGGCGCCGTCAGCGTCAACGCCAAGGAAGACTCCCCGCAGGCGGTGGGTTCGGCGATCACCTACCTCCGTCGGTATGCCCTGCAGTCCTTTGCTGGTGTGGCCCCGGAAGATGACGACGCCGAAGCGGCGCACGGCCGCGGCACGACGAACGGGCAGGCCAAGCAACCGACGCCGCAGACGGTGGCGCCTCCTCCGAAGGGCTATGTCGACTGGTTGGACGATCTGCGCGGCGCGGCCGATGAAGGCACCGACCGGCTTCAGAAAGCGTGGAAGGACTCCAAGGCGGACTATCGCAGCTATCTGACGACCACCACGCCGAAAGTGTGGGAGAGCATCAAGGCGCACGCCGCCAAGGTGTCGGAGCCCGTCAGTGCATAGCTTCACCGTGATCGCCGCCGAGCAGCGCACGCCCGCGTGGTTTGCCGTCAGACTCGGTCGGCTGACCGGATCGGTAGCGGGCGACATGCTCGCCAAGATCAAGAGCGGGGAAGCGGCCGGGCGCCGCAACCTTCGCAATCGGCTCGTGTTGGAACGACTCACCGGCCGATCGCAGGACACCGATTTTGTCAGTCCAGCGATGCAAGCCGGGATTGACCGGGAGGCCAGCGCGTTCGCTGCGTATGAAGCGCTCACCGGCGTGATGGCGCTGCGCTCGGGGTTCCTCGCGCACGACGTCCATATGGCTGGCTGCTCGCTCGACGGCCACATGGGCGACTTCCACAAGCTCATGTCGATCAAGTGTCGGCAGCCCTCGGCGCATCTGGAGTTTCTCAAGTCGGGGGCGATCAGCGCCGCTGCGATGGCGCAGATCCGGCACGAGCTCTGGATCACGGGCGCGCAGGAACACGACTACTTTTCGTGGAATCCAGATTTTCCGCCGACCCTGCAAGCACGGATCGTGACGATCGCGCGGAAGGATGCGGAGATTCCCGCCTATGAGGACGCGGCGCTCGCGTTCCTGGCCGAAGTCGAGAACGAGTGCCTCGCGGTGGGCACGATGGCGGACATCAACGAGACGTTGCGAAAGGCGGCGGCCTGTGCCTAACAACCCCGATGAACTCGGCGCCCTCTGGATCAAAAACAGTGCTCGCGGCGAATACATGACAGGCACCGTGATGGGGCAGGCCGTCGTCGTGTTTCGAAACGATCGCAAGCGCGACGGCAGTAAGCAACCCGACTGGCGGGTGATGAAGTCGAAGCCGAAGCCCACAACCGGTGACGCCACGCCGAGCGATTGGGACTGATGGGCGTCCATCGGATCTTTCACGGACGTGTGAGCGACGAGGGCACGTTGCTGCTGCTCGACGATGAGCGCGAGATGCGCGAGCGGTATCTGCGTCGACTCGCTGGCAAGCCCGTGGACGTCACCATTCGGATTCACAAAGAACAGCGGAGTCTCGATCAGAACGCTTGGATCTGGGGCGTTGCCTATCCCCTGATCGCGGAGTCGCTCGGGTACGACCACCACGAGCACGAGGATCTGCACTACGCGCTGATCGATGAGTGTTTCGGCCGGCGGTTCGATGCGCGGATCGGGCGCGAGGTGCCGAACGTCCGCAGCTCGAAGCTCGATACCGCCGCGTTTTCGCAGTACATGGAATGGCTGGTGCGGTGGGCGGCGCAGCAAGGGATCGTCGTGCCCTTACCAGACGAATCGGAGGCTGCATGAGCACACCCCGATCGGAATTCGGCGGCCAGGGCCTGAGCGATCCAGCCCTTGGGCAACGGCTCGATCAGATGTTGGATGCGAACCGTGAACTGGACCAAGCCGAAGCAGCGAAGGCGCTACAGGCCGTCTTCGATGACGCCGTGCGTCGGTATCTGAATCGCGTTGTGCCGACGGAACCACGCCGATGAGTGACGCACAGAAAGTGAAACCGCTGTTCATCATCAAGCCTCACTCGATGGTGTTGAAGGATATTCGACGGGCCGAGCGTCTGGCAGGAATCGTCATCGCTGAGTGTTCCGACCCGGAAAGTATTCGTCTTGTAGAGCCTCCGATTCACGCCGAGGTGCCAGCGCAGGCCCGTGCCGCGCTCCGGCTCATGCGATATGTCATCCACTACCCGAGTAATAACGCGGGTGGGGATATGAATTTCAGTCGCCATCATCTGATGCAGAAGTTTCTGACGTGGCTGGTGGAGGAAGAGCCACCCAAGTCTGTTCCGCTGGTGCCATCAGTCAAGAGCGTGAAAAAGTGATGGCGCTGAACCTTCCCAGCCTGAACGATCGCCAGCGTGAGCGGTACGCGACACCAAGGCACGAGATCCAGCCGTCGGCGATCACCAAGGACGAGCGAAAAAAGTCCAAAGAGGCCCAAGGCGAGGCGTTCCGCGATGCCGTGTGGAAGCGTGACAAGGGCCGATCGCGGGCGACGGGCCAGAAGCTTTCCAAGAGCGGCACGAACTGGGACGAGATCGGGGAAGTCGACCATGTGATCAACCGGTCGATCGCCCCGGATCGCGTCTACGACGTGACGAACGGGATTCTCTTGAGCAAGCGCGAGAACCGGCTGAAGAAAACGCCGTGCCCGCTGGCGCCAGAGCATCACCTGTTCGAAGTGAGCGGCCCTGACAACCGCGGCGAGCCGCAGACGTTCACCTGGCGCGACAAGGCAGGAACGATCACGAAGACGAGGGTGGGCTAATGGGCTGGCTCCGCTCTTGGTGGTGTGCCTTTCGACGTCATGACTCGGTCCTGCAGTTCGAAGACGAGCGCATGTTTCTTGAGTGCGTGACGTGTGGGCATCGGTCACCAGGTTGGACGCTCGGTCTGCCGCGGCCGGCGGTGATTCGCGCCAAGGTGATCCGGTTCCGTCGGAGGCTCGGTGCAGCCTGACACGATCCAGATCGACGACGAGTTCCGCGCGCTGATCCCGCCGCTGTCGGCTGAGGAGCGCGCGCAGCTCGAGGACAACCTGCAGCGCGATGGCTGTCGCGACCCCCTAGTTGTCTGGAACGGCATTCTGCTCGACGGCCACAACCGCTACGAGATTTGTCAGGCGCTCGGCCTTGACTTCCGCACGATCTCGATCGTGCTCGAGGACCGGGATGCCGCGGCGGACTGGATCGACACGAACCAGCTGGGGCGCCGGAACCTGACGCCGGATCAGGCCAGTCTGCTTCGCGGGCGTCGCTACAACAGACAGAAGCAAACTGGTTTCCGCCAAAATGACGGAAACGCGCAAACCGCCGAAAAACTCGCTGGTCAGCACGGAGTTTCGCCCCGGACGGTCGAGCGCGACGGCCAATTTGCCACCGCCGTCGAGACGCTCAAGCCGCACGTGCCAGACATTGAGCAGCGGGTGATGACCGGCGACGTGCCGAGCAAGCAGGCTGTCGTGGAAGCCGCCAAGGAGCCCGAGAAGGCCACGGAGATGCTCGGGAAGCCGCATGTGGCCCATAACTCCGGCAATAACGAGTGGTACACCCCGCCGGCGCTCATCCAGGCGGCCCGCGAGGCCATGGGCACGATTCAGGTGGATCCGGCGTCGTCGCCGGTGGCCAATAAAACGATTCAGGCAGAGACGTTCTACACCGCCGACGACAACGGCCTGGCGAAGCCCTGGCGCGGCAACGTCTGGATGAACCCGCCGTATGCGCAGCCGCTCGTCGCGCAGTTCTCGGAAGCTGTCGCCGACAAATTCGACAAGAAGGAGATCAAGCGCGCGTGCGTGCTGGTGAACAACGCCACCGAAACGGCGTGGTTCCAGCGGATGCTCGCGTCGGCGTCGGCCGTCTGTTTCATCCGTGGCCGTGTGCGGTTCCTTGATGAGCGTGGTGAGCCGTCCGGCGCGCCGCTTCAGGGTCAAGCGGTGATTTACCTCGGGGAGAACCCCTATCGGTTTGCGAAGAGCTTTGGCGAGCTCGGCACGGTGTTGCTGAAGGGCGATTAATGACGCAGTTGCGCAAGTTTCGCGATTCGATTTCCAACTACTTCGACGAGATCGAGCGTGGCATCGGGAAGCGGGGCAGCACCTTTACTGACGTCGACGCGGTGAGTCACGACGGCGATACCGGCCGGTTTCTCTTCCGAGAGTTCAAGGCTGACAACGAACCCTTGGACAAGGCCCAAGCGTGGGTGCTCCGCGAGCTCGCCCATCTCCCGAAATGCACCGTGTGGTTCGTGCGTCGGCTGGACGCCGGGTTCATTGGGTGGGCGCAATTCGGATCGGGCCAACAGGAAGAAGAAGTGATCAGCATCGAGGAATACCAGGAGCGGTTGCGGTGCTGGTGGGCTGGTCGACCGATCGTCGTGCACGAAGACACGAGAGACATGTTGACGGCGGCAGATATTCGCTGGTGACGGGATCGCGCTGAGCCATCGGCGCACTTACAAAGAGGATGGCCCCGTAGAGGACGACGCACCACAGTCGGGCGCTCTAGGCCGGCCGCGAGCCACCAATCGCGGCACTTTAGGGGAGCCAGGATTCAGCCGGGACTTTTTCCTCCCCGACCTGATCGCCTCGTGCAGCGATCTGGGTTACTTGGTTTTCTGATCGACATGGAGGTCATCACCCTCTATGCGGATCAGGGAAAAAAGTCCCGGTGTCTTTAAGAATAGCAGGAACTGTGCCGCACACCTATTCCACAGACTTCGAAGCGTTCTGGCGGGCGTTCCCGAATCGCGTCGGGAAAATCGCCGCGGAAAAGGCGTACGTGAAAGCGCGGGCGCGTGCGAGTGCTGCGGAGCTGTTGTCCGGCATCGCGCGCTACATCCAGATCAAGCCAGCCTATGCGGACTATTGCCATCCGGCGACCTGGCTGAATCAAGGACGCTGGCTGGATGAAGGTCCGACACCGACGACGCGATCGAGTTCGTGTCCCCATGATCCGCAATGCCGCACCAGGCACGCGTGTATCGAGCAGATCGTGGCTGAGGGTCGTCGACAGAGGGCGTCGTGAAGCGCAGGGATCTGGCAGCCAGGCGGGAACGAAACCGCGAGCTCGGCCAACTCGACGCGGCGCACCGGTGTCAGTTTTGTAAAAAGGCGCTCGAGCAGCTCGCCGTCGTGCGGTTCATTGACGGCGCGAAGTTTTGTGACGACGAATGTCTCGAAGCGGACGCGGAACGGGCCAAAGTGGTAGCTAAGTGACGCACAAGCGCTGCGGAAAATGTACCAACGTGTTGCCGCTCAGTGCCTTCAGACGGCACGCCGGGAACAAGGACGGGCATCAGGGTTGGTGCCGATCCTGTTATCGGATCTGGCGCAAGGCGGACAAGTTGAAGTGGGAGCCGTTGAAGGCCGCGGCTGTCCAGTGACGACGCGCTCGGGCTGGAAGTCATTCGAGCGGCGGATCGCGGCGGATCTTGGTGGTCGGCGGATTCCCGTCACCGGCCTTGATCGACATGGCGCGGACGTGGAGAGCCCGATGTTCTGTGTGCAAGTGAAGCTGAGACGCGCGCTCCCGGCGTGGTTGTTCGATTGGCTGGGTGGGATTTGCGGCACCGCGAAAATTACGAATCGCGTTGGGATTCTCGTGCTCAAAACCCCGCGGATGCGCGACGCCGAAGCCCTGGTCGTCTTGCGGTGGGCGGATTGGGTCGCCCTCCACGGTGACAGTCATCTTGAAGGATAGCCATGAGAGTCGCACAAGGAACGAACGACGCCGACTTCGACTTCCGGTTAGAAGCCCTGACGAAAGACGATGTGCAGGATCTGGCGGCAGGCCTCGTTCCACGTCTATTACGCGCGCAGGCGCTGTCCCTGCTCGACTATGAGGACCACATCCGGAGGAATTCTGAAAAGAACTCAGAACCAAAACGCAAGAGACGATGATACGCGCGCTGGGGAGACAGTCCGGTCTCACGAATTGTCTTACCGCAGCGAGCAAACGGAGATAGGTGACCGATGAGCTATAAGCAAACACGGACGGCTTTAGATGTTTATGACTTTGAGCCGACAGACGCCAGTCGCGACATGGTGCAGGTCGCCTTCTGGTTGGAAGCACCGACCGATGTGCGGGCGCGGGTGCAGAATCCTACCGTGGACCAGATTCGCGCTGTTCTGAAGCTAGCCGGTCAGCATCAATGGCAGTTCTACGCGAATGGCTCGTTCTGCACGAAGTGCGGCGCATCAATCGGCAGCGGCGGTGAATGCCGATGATCTCGGACGGCGACAAGTGCCAGCGCTGCCAGCATCCGGCATCGTGGCATCGGCACGACGATGAGAAGTGTCTGTCAAGGCATCCTCAGCCCTGCTCACTTCCGGGCACGCTTGACGCTCAACGCGGCGCACCGTTGGCGCCGTTTCGGTGTCTCGGTTACGACTGCGAAAGCTCCGGATTCCCCGGTGGCACGCCGGAGAGCCGTTGTGGCTGCCCTGATTTTGTGAAGGAAGGCGAGGATGCCCGATGGCCGACCCTATCCCGCTGAACCGCGAACAGTTGGAAGCCATCCGAACGTGGGCGCGCGATGACCGCTTGTGGAGCACTCAGGAAACGACCGAGTTCAATCTCTGCACGTTCGCGCGTCTAATGTTGAAATTAGCACCGTCAACAAACGCGGTAGATCCCAGCGCCCAACCCTCGGG